TGATAACTATATTAGTAGTGGATTTTATGGTTCGTTTGTAGATATTGAAGGTCAATATAGAACAGAATTTGATCTAATAAAAAGATACAGAGAGATGTCACTTCATCCAGAAGCGGATGGTGCCATCGAAGATGTTGTAAATGAAGCAATTGTGAGTGATCTTTATGATTCTCCAATTGAAATTGAATTGTCTAATTTAAATGCTACAGATAATTTAAAGAAGGCAATTAGACAAGAATTTAAGTATATTAAAGAAATCTTAGACTTTGATAAAAAGTCACACGAAATTTTTAGAAATTGGTATGTTGATGGAAGACTTTATTATCATAAAGTAATTGATCTTAAAAAACCTCAGGAAGGAATTAAAGAACTGAGGTATATCGACCCAATGAAGATGCGGTTTGTCCGCCAAGAAAAGAAGCAAGATAAGAATGCTATTGTCCCAAATATTGCTGGTCGTGATGAACAGAAAAATGGTATTGCTCCTGAGATTGAAGAGTATTTTGTTTATACACCAAAACCAAACTATCCAACAGGAAACTTAACTGGTGGTGGCGGAAATAAAGGAACTAAAATTGCAAAAGATGCAATTACATATTGCACTTCAGGTCTTGTAGATAGAAATAAAGGTTCTGTTCTCTCTTATCTTCATAAGGCAATCAAGGCACTCAATCAACTTAGAATGATTGAGGATTCTTTGGTCATCTATAGATTATCAAGAGCACCAGAACGTCGTATTTTTTATATTGATGTTGGCAATCTTCCTAAAGTAAAGGCAGAACAATATCTTCGTGATGTTATGAATCGTTATCGTAACAAACAAGTTTATGATGCAAACACTGGAGAGATTCGTGATGATCGTAAATTTATGAGTATGATGGAAGATTTCTGGCTTCCTCGTAGAGAGGGTGGTAGAGGAACTGAGATTACAACTCTTCCAGGTGGTCAAAACTTAGGAGAACTCGCTGATATTGAGTATTTCCAAAAGAAACTTTATAGAGCACTTGGAGTTCCAGAATCAAGAATTGCTGCCGATGGTGGTTTTAATCTCGGACGTTCTTCTGAAATCTTAAGAGACGAACTTAAGTTTGCTAAGTTTGTTGGTCGTCTGAGAAAGAGATTTGCTCAGATGTTTAATGATATGTTGAAGACACAGTTAATCCTTAAGAACATTGTTTCTGTGGAAGACTGGGATAGAATTAGTGATCATATTCAATATGATTTCTTATATGATAATCAGTTTGCGGAACTGAAAGAAACAGAAATGCTGAATGAGAGACTTGGTGTTCTCGCAACTATTGAACCTTATATCGGTAAGTATTATTCCCAGAAGTGGGTTCGTAGTAAAGTTCTTCGTCAGACTGATGGAGAAATGATTGAAATGGATGAGCAGATTGAACAAGAAATCAAAGATGGTATTATTCCAGATCCAAGTGCTGTTGATCCAATAACTGGAGAACCATTACCACAAGGAGGTGAACAGGGAATGATGGGCGATGTTCCGATGGAACCTGAAGTAGATGGTGGAATGACTGAAGTAGACGGCAAATCTGCTGAGATATAAATATAAAATATAGATATATTAAACTTTCATGGAAGAAATTGTAAATTTAATTGGATCCGATTCATCGGCATCTGATATTAGTGATAAAATCAAAGATGTTTTGTATGCAAAGGCAGCAGGACATATTGATAATGCTCGACCAGTAGTTGGAGCATCTATGTTTGGTGACGAATCACAATCAGAGGATCAAGAATAATGGCAATTGCAGAAACATCATTATCTCCAAATAATTGGGTAAAAATTGGAGATAATGTTACTAGTATTACTTTTCAATGCACTAGTCAATTTCCTATTGTAATAGCATGTACTACTAATAATGTCGCATTAACATCCACTGCTCCGGGATTAGTTTATAATCAATACGAGGGAGAAGTTAAAAAATTAGTTGCTGATTTATCTTATGAAACTTCTCCAGTATATGTTTGGGCAAAAGCAAGAACATCTCATGGAACAGTAGTATACGAAACACCTTAATAAGGATTAATAATGTCCATTAAGTCTCCATTAAATCGTCAATTCGGTACTCAATTTGACTCTGTATTTGATGTAGTAAAATCAAATCCAATGTACGATAAATCTGGTGGTAAAATACCATCATTGGATTTAAATTTTGCAAAGAGTAAATCACTCAGTGATTCTAGAAGTACTAAAAATTTAATCAATTTTACCCGTGCCAGCACTGGGACGTATGTTGGTAGTGATGGGTTGATTAAGACCAGTCCGGTAAATTTGCGTACTTATAGTGAAGAGATTGACAGATATGCCACCACTGAGGCTACTGTTACTGCAAATCAATTTACATCCCCTGACGGAACTTTCACCGCTGATAGGGCCGATATCACATCAGCAAACAGTCTTCATTTTGTACAAGTAGGAGAGACTACGCCGGGAAGTACCTCATCGACTACAAGTGTTTACGTTAAAGCCATCTCTAACGTCACTCAAATTCAGTTGAATAGTAGTATTAGCGGAGGTCGTGCTTCTGCTGTTTTTGACCTTGTTAATGTCACCACTGATAGTGCTTCAACTAGTAATGTTATTTTTGTTGACTCTTCAATTTCTTCTGTTGGTAATGGTTGGTATAGGATCTCTCTTGCCCAGACTACAAATGGTGCTAATGCTCCTACAGTTAAACTTAGTTTTACCAACGGTAATGCTGATGCCAACGATGATCGCAATGGTCAAACGTTCGTCGGCACTAACGAAAGTGTCGCCGTGTGGGGAGTACAAGTAGAAGAAGGCATAACCGTTACTGACTACATCCCAACAGGTGCAACAATCAGTGGAGCACCACGATTTGATCATGACCCCGTGACTGGTGAGTCCTTGGGGTTGTTGATTGAAGAGGCGAGGACTAACTTTATCTTGAACAGTGACAGTGCAGTTCCCTCCGTCTCAACTGCCTTCACCACTTCTACGATTAACTCCGTAGTAAACCCTGATGGGTCCACTGGAACTACACAGATACAAAGAGCGCCTACTGGTACTTCAAATTACAGATTTGGAAACGCTTCAGACGGGGTGGCTGGAACCACCTACGCGGGATCCATCTATATCAGAACGCTTTCAGGAACTTCGACCATAGCATGTGACGTAAATGATCATTTTATTGCTGTCTTTCCAGTCACTGAAGAATGGACAAGATTGGAAAAGATAGGGGTAAGTGCTAGTAATAACTACAGGTTTATGGATCTTTTTCAGAATGATTCGTACAGTGATACTCCTATTCTTATCTGGGGAGCCCAACTAGAAGCCGGAACCTTCCCCACGTCCTACATCCCCACGTCCGGCAGCACCGTAACGCGCTCACCTGACATCGCAAGTATTGAAGGTAATAAGTTTGCTAAGACCAACCTGCTTAGTTATAGCGAAAGGTTTGATCAGAGTGTTTGGGTTAAGAGTACTACGGATATAGTTACACCAAACACTGCTACGTCTCCTGATGGAGTATTAACTGCGGACAGGATTAACCTAGGAACTGGATTTAACTGGGTTGCTCAAAGTGAGTCCTTTTCCAGTGAAGATGCGACCTTTAGTGTTTACCTTAAGAGCAACACCGGATCTAACCAGACCGCAAGGTTAAGAATTTTTGACGGTACTGGTTCTGATTTTTCTTCTGCTCTGACGGTTACTCCTGAATGGCAACGTTTCTCGTTCACAAGAACGAATCTTGCTGGGAGTGGTAACGTGATGATCACAAAATACGACGCAGATACTCTTGACATTCTTGCCTGGGGAGCCCAACTCGAAACAGGCTCTGAGCTAACCGAATACACCCCAAGTGTTGATACATTCGACAGTCGTGCAAGTAGTGCGACTTATGTTGATGATGCAACCGGGTTGATTAAAACGACGCCGGTTAATTTGTTGACGTATAGCGAGGATTTTTTTAGTAATATCGGTTGGCTCAAATCAAACAGTACAATAACGGCAAACACTGTGATGTCTCCAGCAGGTACGTTGACTGCTGATACTTTAAGTATTAATAGTGGAGCCACTTACGGTAGGATTCAAAAAACAAACCTTGGTCTTGCTTCCGGTGTTTATACTCTTAGTTACTATGTCAAAAATACTGTAGACATTGGAAGCAATATCATTCAGGTATTGGATAGTTCTAACACTAGCGAAACTATAGTTTTGACTAGTTTCTCCGGCACAACCACCCCAGATTGGACTAGGTATGAACATACGTTTGATATCGATTCAAGTGCTCTTACCAACCTGAACCAACTGAGGATTGACTTCAGACCATCACCTAGTCCATCTACTGGATCTTCAACAGTAGACATCTGGGGAGCCCAACTAGAAGCAAACACCACCACAGCATCCCCATATATCAAGACGACAAACACCATCTCAGGTGCTGCCAGG